ACCTTGCGGACCGTGGCCTGTATCCGTGACCGGCCACCGATCGTGAGCGGGGACAACTTAAATATTGCCCCGCCCGATTCGACTTCAATAAAGTCGTCACCAAGTTCGTTCAAATGGAAAACTGCGGGCATGATCTAGCCTCAATTGGAAACAAGCGTTGCGTTCTCGGTAGTTAGATCGCCGTGGTTTTGAAGGCTGAAGTCCATGTTTAGCAGGTCATTCGGATCTAAACTTGTGGTGTATTTCGTCACCATGAACGTGCCGATAACGGATAGGCTACCAGCCGTGACGTTGGCTGTTAGGTAATCACCTCGCTTGAAGTTCCAAGTTGTGCCGTTTGAAAACGGCGCGGTAAGGTTGGCTTGGCTGAGATAACAGGATAGCTCCATGGTCGTCTTACTATTGCCATAAGCCACCAGTGTTCCGTTCTGGTTTGTTGGTGCTTCGGCAACTTCAATTTCACCATCAAGTGAGCCGGATTTGATTACCAAAGGAACAGCCGTTGCGTTGGCCGTGGCTACAAGTGATTGAGTAATCGGGGTGACGATTACCGTACCGTTTCGGAATGTCTGCGGATTGCCTTTGACGGCCATTGGATGCCTCTTTCAGGGTCAAGATTCAGGATGTCAGGATGGTGTGATGAGGAACTCGATTGAGAATTCAAAGGCCCAGACATTAGCCTGGCCTGTGGAAAACGGGGTTGCATATTGTTCGGGCTGGATTGTCAGGTTGATAAAGCCAGCACAGGTAAAACCGTCCATCATGGTAATGGCTGCGAAACCGTTCTCATATGATTGGACTGCGTCTATTCCTAGCACCGTGAATCTGTATTTATGGGTGTCGAAAAAGAAAGGCTTGTTTGCATGGTCGCGGGCGAACCCGGTCGGCTCCATGATCGCAATCGGTGGCAAGTATTCGGCTGGTGCGTATTCGAGCCACAACGCCGGCAAAGCGCCCTGATTTGCGTTCCAGTGCGACAGTATTACTTGCGGTAGATTCATGCCGGCAACTCCAGTGCAGGGGCTCGCCTGACTACTTCCAGCTCGGTGTGATGATTGAGCATAGCCGGGAGCCTGACAGATGCAACCTGTGCAACAATCACGCCAATTGCGGTCGTGATTTTTAACCAGAAGTTTTCTTCGATTGGTTGAACCTGAACGCCCGGCAAATATACGGTATAGCGGCCCGTAGTTTGTTCAAAACTTCCGCCGGCAATAGTACGCGTTGTGCTTTTCTGGTCAAGCCGGCATCGCATGGACGCCACCAGAACAAGTGACTGTGTGACCTGCCCCAGTGAACCCTTTGCGTTCACTTCCTGATATATTTTTGCATCAGCATTTAAGAGGCGTCCGGGAAAGTTCATTTTTTGCCCGCCGCTTTCATTGCTGATTTTATCGTGGCTTGTATTTCGTCCAGGCATTGCTCGAACGCTGGCCGCATGTAGGGGCGGGGAGCCAAGTTTATCATGCCCTTACCGCCAAGTTCCTGAATTCGTGCGTATTTCAAGCCATATCCCGGCCCTACCTTAGCAGACATTCCACCGCGAGCCATCTCTATTGATATTCTTTTAAGCGTGCCTGTTTGCCTGTGTGGCGGCGACCCCGGTTGTGACGCTGTTGTCCACCGATTCAGCGGTGAACCGTACCAATAGACCCTGCTGGCCCCGCCAGATGTGCCGCCGAATCGTAGTGTTGTCTTTCCACTTTTGACCGTTTTCAGTCCTGATATCTTTGCAATGCCGTCACTCTTGATTTTTTCATTCTTTTCGGTTGCCGTCATTCCCGCGAACGCCTTACCGGTTTGTTTATTCAAGTCCTTTGTTGCGGCTGATCCGCCCACGTTCAAGAGCTTGACGGCTGCGGTGCGGACCTTGCCCGCCGATATTCGGATGGCTTTTTTCACTTCGTTTTCAACACGGGCCTGATATTGTGGCCCTCGCCATTGTAATTTATATTTCATCCCATCACCAACACCCTATAGGGCTGCAATAGTTGTGTAACGAGCGCCGGAAGTACGCTACTGCTGTTCAAGATCTGATACGTCGCTGAATAATCGCCAATTCGTTCCATTTGCAACGGGGCTGGATTCTGCCCGTTATCCTTCAGGCTGGCGGCTGTAAGTGCTATGGCGAGCTTAACGTCCGCCGTCAAGTCAACGCTTGCAAATGTACGAGCGCAGAATTGATCGACCATAGACGAGGCGGCCGACAAGTATGAAGATGCTACGGATGCTGACCATGTGCCAACGCTCTCGACGTATGTCGTGGCTTCGGATTGTGAGAGGTACGCAGCCATTCACTTACTCCTTATTGAATTACCCCCCGACGGGCTGAGAATGACCCGCCGGGTGGTTCACCTACCAGACCAGAACAGAGACCGAACCGAACCGAACCGAATTAGGAGACGGCTTCCTTGATGCTGGCAAATGCTTTTGCATCTCGCACCGCACCGCCGATGCGGTACTTGTAATTGATCCGAATCAGGTTTTCACCTTGCTTCGACAGGTCATCAATGATAACCGTAAAGCCTTGTCGAACCAGCAGGTAGTATTCCTGGAAATCACCAACCAGAATCGAGCGTGCATTAGCTACGCTCGTGGCTGGCATGTATTCGACATATTGCACCGGAACCCCGAACATTTGATAGCTTGGCCCGTTTGCGAACGTGCTTTGCTGAAAGCCCGAAAGCAGCGGGATTCCTTGTGAATCCTTGACCTTGTACAGCGCGCCGTGAGTTGCACGATTCATGACCCACGAAAGGTTTGAACTGTAGGATTCCTTGAATAGGAAGAACAGATCAGTCAGGTTGTTGTAAATGGTTGCATCGGTTGCCCCGAGGCTTGCCGATGTGCCCGTGGCTTTCGTGCCGATGCCGGCATTTGCCAGAATTGCCTCGCAGGAGTTGCTCAGGGCTGTCGCCGAGAAGATTTCCTTATCGATTCGATTGGCAAACAATTTGGCCGATTCCATTTGCAGGTAGTTTGACATCCCCGGCGCGTCTTGGAAGAAGTCAGCCGAGATGTCCTGCACCATCGTGCCGGTCTTGGCGGTCACGGTGAGCTGTGTAAGAGGCCCCGTGTCCGCCGTGGTGGCTGTTGGACTCTCGCCCTTTGTTGGCCGGTTGTCTGTCCCGATTGTCCCAACACGATCGCTATCGGTGTTGGTGTCGGTGTTCTTTGGGAACGTGACGGACGTGACGTTTGTCGATATCACGCGGCAAAGCTGAAACGCTTTAGGCGTCACCGATCTTTGCGTGATCATGTCAAAACGGAAGTCAGGCGCGACAGCGTTTGTTCCGTTGGTGCTTGACGCCAGGGTCAAGGCCTTGCTGAACGGTATAAAGAATTCGTTCCAACCCAGGTTCTTGTCGCCCCCCTTGCCGTACCGTTCGAGCATGTCCCTATGATTGCGGCTCTTGACCCGATCGACGTTGCCACGGGCCTCCAGAAGCCCTTCAAATGCCTTATTGTAGTCGCGAGACGATACCGCTTCAGCATCTGACAGACTGGCAAGGTCGCCACCGTCAATCACTTGCCCCGAATGACGGTCGATTGTGGCCGCCTTGTAGGTTGGCTGTGGTCGTTGAGGCTTGGCTGAAAGGCTTTCGATTATTGCGTTTGCATTTTCAATGGCCTTGACCAAGTAATACTCCTTGTCGCAGGCTTCAAGCCGTTCGTTGGCGGCTTGCAAGTCAGCGGATTTCTCGGCGCGAACATCGTCCGGAGCCGAAAGGATTTCATCACGCAATGCAATGACACTTGATGCCAGTGCAATCCGGTCTTCGGCAATAGATGCCGCTGAGCGGATTTCGGTTGTAGTATTATTCATATCAGAACCTTTCGTTTACCGCTTGGCGGCGGTCAATATCGAATCAGCCAATTCCGCCCGACGGAACAGTTCCGAAAGGTGTTTGGCATCCACCACCGGGGTCGGTGTTTCGTCGTCGGAATGTGCTTTGACACTGATAATCGAGGCATCAGAGTTGGCCGGGATCGGCACGACCGATACCTCGATTATCTCCGATACTTCTTTGATCAGGTTTGCACCCTTTTCAGAGAGCCTTATTTGAGTTGCGTTTGGCTTGTACCCGTACCGGTCCCATAGCTCTGAAACCTGCTTTTTGCTCAACCGTTCTGGCTGTCTCGCCAGAAATGAAATTGACATTTTCCGAACCGCTTTTTCGCGTAGCAAAGTCCGGATATCCTGTCCGGCTTTTGTTGCCGAAAAGGTGACGTCCACTCTCAAACCAGACC